CGACGCCGCCAATGACCAGCGATTCAAATAATGCGGCGGCGGATTCTTTGACGAAGTTAAATGCCCCGATGACCGCTTGACCGCCAATAAAACCAGCCATGGTCGCAAACGCACCTTGCAGGGCCGAAGTGTCTTTTTGGCCCTGCTCGCTGGTTTCCTTGATCGCGGTTTCGATTTTCCCTAAAGAATCGGTGACGGCCTTTTGGCCTTGCTGCATCTGCGCGATGAAGGCTTTGTTGTCGGCCTCAAGTTTTACGACCAGTTCTTCTAATGTCGTCGCCATCGGGAAATTTCTCCATCAGCGCCTTCAGTTTCGATCGGCTCATGGGCGCCTTCGCCCTATATTGCCTCAAAATCTTTTCATACAGCGCCCAGAACTCAAATGGTGTTGCAGTCCAGAAATCAACGGCCGGTTGGTTAAAGACGTGACACCAAAGTTCTAACTGAACTTCCCATCGCATCAACTCGGGGACGCTACTTCCGTCCCCGCCTTCGCGTTTCCCTCGGCGTCCTGCTTTTCCGGCCCAGCCTTTTTAGCCTCACGAAGTTTCGTCAGCTCATCAATCGGCTTCCCAACATAGGCCGACGAAACGAATTGCGAAAGGGCAGGCGTGATGTTCGCCAAACCCTTTTGCATCACCATGTCCGCGCATTCATCTAAGCTCGGAACGCCATCCAACTTGTTTCCGTTGGCGCCGTACATTCCCGCACGCAAGATCGCTGCGGCATCCGCAAACGACGTGTGAACGCGCAAGAAATTCTGGACCAATTCCGACAAGCTTTTGCCGGTCAACTGTTCCATCAAGACCAACGATTTGTTCGTTGGAACGAGGGTGACAGACTTTCCGGCGATTTCGACAGTCAACTCACCGAGCAGATGAACTCCCATGATTCCCTCTTTACCGCAGCAAGCTTTGCTTGAGCCTCAGTGCTTTGACAGTCACCGATGCGGAAACCGCACCAGTCGTCGCAAACACCAAGTAGCCAGAGCCGTCATTCCAGCTGCGTTTTGAAAACGGCCCAACGAGTTTGGTATCGCCGTCCGAAAGTGAAACCGCAAGGTTTGATTTCGTCACAGGGCCGTAACCTGGGAATTCGACGCTGGTCGTTTGAGCCGTGAACGTCACAGTCGCCGAGCCGCCGCTGCCAGTTGGGTTCGACAGGATCAAAAAAACGTCGCCATTTGGGTTCAGAACGCGGTTTCCATTTGCGGTATCGACCGCAGTCAAAGCTTGCGTCCAAGGCGTCTCGCTCAATTCCTGCACCGTCAACGTCGTGGGCGCCGCATTAGCCGTCGCCGTGAACAAAGAAACAACCGCCATCATCAAAAGACCGATCAACATTTTCATTTGAAAACCTCCGTTAAATTTCAAAAATTCACTTAGCTGACAGTCACAGCGCCGCTCGACTCAAGCGAGATCGAGTAACTTTGTTCGTTGTTGTAGTCACCGGATCGCTCGAACGTGGTGATTTTGAAGTAAGCTGTGTACGTTCGTCCGTCATCGGCATCGACGACTTGGAAACGCTTAAGCTCCTGGCTGTCGTGCGCATCTTCGATCGTCGCAAGGTTCGCGTCATCGGTGAAGATGCCGGAACCCGAAATCGACATGGACTTGATGCCAGCGAAATTCAGAATTTCGCGATTCTGGTTTGAGCCATGGTTTGTCGCATCGATCGCTTCAGCGTTCTTTGTGAAGCTGGTAGCGCGCAAACCGCCAACTGTTTGAAACACATCGGTCGATGTTTCGACCTTCAAGAGAAAATCTTTGCCGCCTTTAGCTGCCATTTGGTTAGCCTCCTAACAAAAGTTGAAACTCGTCGATCCCATGTATCGTCCGGCCATCGGGGTCAAGGTTGGCACGACTCAAAGTCAACCGCAATGACACTCTTTTCTGTCCGACAATCTCAGGATTCCATTCATGCATCAGAGCATAGATGCGATCCTGAATCTGTTTGCATGTTTTCATCCCATGCGCCTGCGTCCAAGTGTGAATGCGAATCCGAACGTCGAACCCGTCGAAAGTATGGCTTGAGAAGTCCTGAAACTCGTCCTCGCCGATCTGTACCAGCGGATAGGCACGGTTGTCTGAAGTCACGTCCGCGACGTTCACGCCATACCCTGCGAGCGTCGCATCATTGTTGAGCCGAGTGAAAATCGCAGTTTGCAGGGCCGAATAAACGCTCATTTTTTGCCCATTTCCTTGAACAGCTTTCGGATGAATTCGAGTGATTGATTCCACGCTGGACGAAGCCAAGGCCTCGGTTTCATGTTCTTTGTACCGAACTCAAACCAAGGTCCGCGAACGTCATTTGTGCCAACGAAACCCTGCCCTTCCTTCTCGAAAAACTCGAACTTTACCGACGACAAAAAACGCCGAGTGTCGATGTTCGGCGGATCACCTGGCCGAGACGCGACCACTTCACGGCGCGGATTGTAACGCACTTGCCGCTCGCCCTCGCTGCGTTTGGACAGGCCGCGAACGGCGTTTTCGTGAACTTTCAGCGTCGCGAGCTTCAAGTTCTTCACGACGTCGGCCGAAATGCGCTTTTGAGCATTCTCAATGGACACGCTAACAGAAGCCGATCCTTTTTTTGAAAAGGTCGCCTTAATCACGCTGGAACGCCTTCCTCGGCGACGATCTCCATCCATTGCCGACGTTCTTCCAAGTTTCGGATGCCTTTGATCTGGAAGGTCCTGCCGCCAAATGTGAATCGCATGGAAGTCGTGAGGCCGTTTAAGTATCGAATCATTACCTTATGCGTGACTCTCGATTCGATGTGGCGAGCCCAAAAGACCTCGCCCGCTTTCATAGGATCAATGCTCGCCCAAACTGTCGCGAATGTAGACCACGATTCGGTGACACCGCCCATGCCGTCGCTCGATTGCGTGCGGTTTTGGATCGTGATTCGGTGCCGAAGTTGATGGACGCCGACCTGTGAACAACCCATTAAATCCTCCGTCGTTGAGGATTCAGCACATTGGCGACTAGGACGCGGTAGGGATTAAGAAGCAGTTTTGCAGTAGTTGGGAGATCGCTCGGCATTTCGCCGCGGCATTCGTACAATTTGGCCGCTAGCTGAAGGACTGCGGTCCTGATCGCTGCCGGAACGTGAGATGCCGATGTTCCATATCCGCAGACAAACTCGATTTCAATTGCATTGCCGGCGCGCAAAGCAGCTGGCCAAGATTCCCCATTTTTCAGCACGATTCGGCCGGTCTCCGATGCTGTGTCAACGATGTAACCTGTGAACGTGGTAGCCGTCGCCTCGTCGTCGTATGTTTTGAGATGCGTCACACTCTGAAGGCGTGGGCGGGGAATCAGAATCTCACGCGAACCTTCATTAAGCGTGTTGATGTGCGACTCGCGCACGCCATCCCACCAATCATCAGCCATTTGCGATGGAAAGCTATCCAGCCAGAGCGTCCAAGTTTGAGTGATGAACGCCCGACGCGTGTATTCCTCGGCCCATTGACGAGCCGAGGAAAGGTAAATCGAAAGCAAGTCATCCTCGGTTGATCCATCAATCCGCAAATGAGCCTTCAAATCAGTAAGACTGACAGGTTCACTCGCTGGAGCTGTTTTCAGGACCAAACCCATGATGACCTCGCGTTATGGCGTGAAGTAGACTCGGCAAGCCGCTGCCGTAGTATCCGAACCGCCTCCGTCGCTGGCAATCCTTACAGCATCATTCGCCGCAACTGTATTCAGCGCAGTTGGCGTTGCGGTAAATTTGGTGTACGCGGTCGAGGTCGATAGAATCGCCACTGATCCGTTCGTGATCGCCACGCCGTTGATGTATGTGCTGATGACAGCTGTCGCGTCGTGCGTGTCCTCGTTGATGCAAACAACGCTCGACACGCTTCCAGCAAACGGCGCCATGATCGTGTTGCCATTTTCCCCGCCAATGTTCGCAATATGAGCATCACCTGCGAAGAGTGAAGTCGAGCGAACCTTGATCTGGCCGCCAGCTTTGACGAACAATTCCGAACCGCCTTGGGCGATCCCAACCGCTGTATTCGCTGTGTCATCGGCTCGCAGTTGCAAGCTCACAAGCAAAAGAGACATGCCCAACATAAGGGCAAAGAGTGCGAAAAATCGTGATTTCATTTTGAGCCCTCCAGGGCGTGAAGTTTTTGAACAGAAAAAGACCGGCGACGCAGGGGAAGTTCAGTCCCGCGCCGCCAGCCAGGGGTCAGAATCAATCGAACTGGCCGACTTTTGCTAGTTGCGGGTGGCCCAAAATCGCACATGCCGACAAGAACGACGCTGAGTCGTTTGTCGCCGGTGTCACTGTCAGTTTCAGATACCGCTTGGCGCCGATGTAACCGAGCTTTTTCGCCTTGTTGTCATCGGTGCCGGCAAACGAGGCCAAAGCCTCAGTGCCGAGCAAATCGTCGTCCGAAACAGCGTTGCCGCCGCTCATGTCCGAATTGTCGGACTCTTCAAGCAACGTCGTGAACGTCGCATCGTTGCCCAGCACTCCAGACTGAATGACGAAAAGCACCGACTCATAGCCAGCGCGATCGATGACCGCACCTTCAAGTGCAGTCGTGCCGTTTTCCGACTTCGGGTTGATGACCGGTTGAACCTTCAGGTTGTTGTATGTGTCACGCATTTAACGCTCCTACACAAAATGGGATTGAATTGAATTGGTGAACCAAAGACCTAGGCCGCCTCAGCGAGACGGCCCAGATCAGTTTTGCTTACAGAGAAGATGCGATTTTCAAAATCTTCAAGGCTTGGAAGTTCTTCACCGAACCGCCCACGCGCTTTCGAGTGTAGAACTCGACATAGGGTTTCGCGGAATAAGGATCCCGCAAAACGCTGATGCCGACGCGATCAACAATCTTGTAACCTTGGCGGAAGTCGCCATAGATCACTGCGAGGTTTCCAGCGCCAACCGCCGGAATGTCTGCCGCGAAGTGCACAGGCTTTCCAAGGATCAACATCTGGAATCCGTTTGCAATCGAGTTGTCGAGCGCAAACAGATATTCGCCGCCGCCAGTTTTCAACTTGCGAGCCGCGCTCATTGTCGCTCGGCGCATCATCCAACGTGCGTTGGCCTGATATGCCTCAAGCAAAGAGTTTTGCAAATCGATGAATCCGTCAGCGGTCAATGCCGATGCCGATCCAGATGCGACTTGCTCAACCTTGCCCCAAGCATCGCCCGCCGCGTAGGACAAGATGCCCTTCGGCTTCACAACGCCGTCGCCACCGATGAATGCCGCAGCCTCATCGCGTGCGAACTTGTCCACGACCTTCGACTGAAGCCACGCTTCAATGTCCACTGCCGCGTCCTCAAGGATCTGTTGCGTCGCTTTCGGCTTCGCATACAGTTCGTGAGTCGGGATGCGGAGGTTTTGAAGCTCGGGCGTGTCAGTTGTAGCGCGCGAAGAACGCTCGCCAACCCACGACGACGAAACTTCATCGAAGTCCGCCGGTTCCTCAAGCGCGTTCGTCGAGATCGTGACCACATCGGCGAACTGGCGCACAGGGCTTGATTCAAAAATCTTTTTGGTGATTTCGGCGGAAACTTCGTTTCGCACCAAATATCCGCCGTCCGGATCGCTTGCCACCGACAACGCCTTTTGTTCATCAGGCGTCAACGATGCTTCACCGCGGCGCATGGCCTTCTCGAAAGCCTTCTTTTCGGCCGTCGCCTTTTCCTTCGACTTTCCTTCAGTCTCATCACCGCCCTGATTGATGCGGTTCAAAGCTGCCTGAAGCTTTTCGATTTCGGCGGTCTTTGCATCCAACGCCTGCTCGATCTTCGCGAGTTTTTCTTCGCGGTCGCCAGGATTCGCACCGGACTTTTCGATGCGCTCAATGCGCTTGTCGTTGTCCTTTTTGAACGTCTCAAAATCGGTTGCAAGTTTGTCGAAGCCTTCTTTGATTTGCTGCTCAATGCTAGGCATTTCAATTCCTCATGGTTGAAATTTTTGGGTCAATTTAGACATTCCCTGTTCAAACAAGTGAGCAATCTGATCGCTCGGCTTGTCCATCTCGCCCGCGGCTTCAAGAAGTGCGGCTTTTATCTGTGCCAATTGGAAACCTTCGTTTTGCATCATGGCAACAAATTTCTTCACGACCTCGACCTCAGACGCGCCGCCAACGGCTAACACATCTTGAAGATCCTTCGCCGCCGATGCCATCGCCTCGGGATTCATCGGGAACGCGACCGGCGAATATTCAAGCAACTGAAGTTCCTGAAGCTTTCGGTAAGCTTCTCCATTTTCTTCGTCGCGCTCGAATCCCCATTTAATCGGAATGTATCCGATCGAGAGTCCAGGCTTCGCATTGATGTCCAATCCCATTTTGATGAGCGAAAACTTGGCGCGCGCGTCGGCGTTGTTCACGATGTCGAGCTGGCCACGAACCCAAAGGCCGGTGGAATCTTCGCGAGCCTCAAGGTTCCAGCCAATCTGCTTTCGCATGTCATGGCTGTCGAGAATAGGAAACTTGCCTTTGCTTTCCTTGATCGTCTTTTTGAACGCTCCAGGCATCACCATATCGCCGCCGAGGTCCACGTTGTTGAACGTGGACGCATATCCTTCGATGATTCCGCTATCCTCATCGGCAGCTTTCACGTCGAAGGCGCATGTGAAACTTTGTGCTTTAGATTTCGGCATTGTTTCCTCCTCGGAAAACTTGAACGCATAAACAATTGATGACTTCCTCGGCAGGGCCAGACGGATCGCCTGGGCCGTCCATTTCAACTTCACCGAATTTACTCGGAACCAAATATTTTTCATCCATCGGGACAAATGTTTCGTGCATCGCCCGATGGCTATCGCGAGTCCTGTCGGTCATCTCGGCAATCCATCCCTTTTCAAGAGGCACCGACAGGGCGGCTGCGGCCTTCCGCAATGCCGTGTTGGATGCAGTTCCGGATTCCGTACGAACAATCGTGAATGATCGCTCGGCGGTGAATTTGGAATAAATGCCTTTGACCGTTTCGATGAGGCGATTTGGCGTCAATTCTGATTCACCGCTAGCCGCCTCTTTGAAGGTTTCGCGAAGTTCACGAATCACACGTTTTCGGCTTGTCTGGTAAATACCAACGATTTTCTCGCCAACATGATCTTCCACAAACTCATTCACGAACGAATCAAATCGAGTTTCCGCGTCCTTCGTTTCAATGTTTTGACCGAAGGCGATTGATTTTCCGGCCGACAACACATCAGCGCCGAATGACTTCATCAGGCGGCGTGTGTTTGCCTCCATCACTCGAGTCATTTCTGGCTTGAAATTGTCGATCGCTTGGCCGACCAAACGCTCAAAGTTTGAGGCGTCACTTTTCGATGCTGCGGCCGCGACTGCCGCAGCTTCTTTTCGCCAGACCTGGTTGATGGCAGCGCGATATTGCTTTTCCATGCGCAGGCGCTTTCGCACGACCATTTGACGGAACCGCTCACGCGCGCGCGGGCTCTTTAGGTCTGCGGCTTTGCCTTCAAAATATGCAACGACTGATTTGCCAGTTTCGTCTGGTTCTTCGCTCAGTTCGTCCGTCGATTCGGTGTCCAATTCGTCGCTTGAATCTTCCTCGGATTCTTCCGAGGCAGGCGGCGGCGGCTCGTCCGTTGGTTGTTCATCATCGACAACAACCTCACCAGGTAGCTCGATGCCAACGTCATCAAGCGGCGACAAGCCAACATTGATAAGAATCATGTCGGCCGGTTCTTCGCTCGGCTTGTAGCGGCCATAACCAACAGCCTCGCGCTTTTCATTCGTTGTCAGAAATGAAGCGTTTGAAACTCGATCCCATTTCTTTTGCCGAGCCGAGTCGAGTGCGTGCACCGAATCCCAATCTGGACAGAGGTACAGCGACGGATCGCCGAAGCTCGGCATGAGCCAGTTATTGAGATCGTTGAACCAATCTTCGCAAAGAGGAACAATTGTATCCTGCCAGAACGCGAGCCGCGCCTCTTCGTAGTTCGAGAATGTGTTGTCGCCTGGAATGCCCAAAAGCTGCGGTGGCACGCCGAAAATCAACGCAATCTCACGCGCCGAAACATGCTTTCCCTGAATCCAGTCGAGGTCATCGGGACTTAAACTGATCTGCTTCCAGTCCATCCCGCCTTCCAAAAGCAGAATGCGGCCAGCGTTTTTCGGACCAGCCAGGGCGGAATCAATTTCGCGGCGTAGGCTTTCGCGCTGATTTTCGGACAGGATCGCGTCGCCAGTTTCGCTCGACGGCTTCAACACCAATGCGCCTGCTGGACGACCTGAATTCTGTAACAGTGACGTGTTCCATCGGTTCGCCGAATTGTGCTGATCGACCGACATTGCCGCGGCAGAGATCGGGCTTAGCCCGAGCCAATGGTCCATAGGATTGAAGGTCTTTAGGTGCAGGATTGCGCTATTTCCATTGACCGCATCGACCTCAAATCGACGCTCGACGTTCGCATTCTGAAACTCGTAGGCGGCAGGAATTCCAAGCTTTCCTGGAATCACTCGCATGGATGTCGGGTTCAAATTGTAAAGCTCTGTCGGCGCGCGCTTTGGGCTCGGCCCAACGCCTTGAATGAAGGCATTTCCAGTGAGTCCATAGAACCCGAAAGTCGATTCAACGAACTTGCGATAGGTCTGCAGTCGATTCGGTCGCTCAAGCAGCGAAAGGACCGGATGCTTGTTGATGATTTCATCGGCGGAACCATTCAGACGACGTTTCAAAAGAGGCTTCACCGAAGCAATCGCCCCGCTCACTTTGGAAACCGATGAGAAGACAACCGAGTTTTCGGCGAATCCTTCGCGAATGTATGCGTTCGCTTCGCGGGCCATTCCTTTCGCCGTCGGCGGGGTCAACATGACAAGTTGTGATTCTGGCGCGACAGACTTGGCGAAAAGACGAGCAAACCAGTTCATTTCAGGACCTCACAATGCGGTGATTTTGAATCGCTCGGCGCCGACCTTCATCGGGAGATGCCTACCGTAGTTCGCATAGGCGAGTGATTCAGCGTTGTCAGGCGAACCGATGTGCGGGTTGTCCGCTTTGGCTTCGTCCTTGGACTGAATCACCATTTGTCCCTTCGTGTTGTAACCGAAAATGATCGTCGGCAATTCCCGAACCCAAACTTCATGCGAATGCATCAGGCAAAGGTTAGAGGCCAAGTCTTTTGCGAGCAAGTCGAACATTTTTGCTTTTTTGTTCGCATATCGCATTCGGTCCTGTTCCCTTTTCTTTTCCGGATCTCGTTCCTCAACAGGACTCGCACCGTTGTGCATTTCATAGAGCTCAATCGAACGCGGCACGTTTCCACTTCGCTGCGCGTGGGCGACATGATCGAAAACGCCTGCGCCAACTCCAGTTGCGTCGATCAAAACCCGCTCAATCGTCGCCCTGTTTCTCTGTGATAAAATGTCAACGATTCGACCGCCAACTTCAACCGAATCCTTTTGCGAGAGTTCAACGCGCAAGACCACAGTCCAGTCCTCGATGACTGTAATCACGGTTTTGTCTCGGCCTTTGCGCGCGCAATCGACTCCTACGAGTCGCATGTAAGGAATCGACGCTAAGGGCCTTTCTTCTCTTCGCTCGGTCGCTTCCCGAACGATGCTTTCCGGCATCAAAACGTCCTCCTCGACCTCTGGCCAAATGCTCAGCACTCGAGATTGAAACGGTGCTGAATCGATACCCCATTGGTCCGGCAGAGCCATCGTCATCACCCATTGCGCCGTCGTGAGTGCCGGACGCGGCTTTTTGTATGAGCGAATTCGATGCAGCATTTCGTCCTGTGACAATCGCAGTAAGGCATCGAGCTCGCGACGGAGATCATCAACCGTTGTGAAGTTGTTTGCCTTCAAATTGGGCGAATCAAAGCAAGATAGCGAAAGGTTAGCCCATGCTCTGTTGTCGAACAGCGAATAGAACTTGGATCGCTTCGATGTCGGGTTTCCGATTGCGACGATTCTGACGTTGCCTGAAGTCGCCATTGCGGCGATCTGATCGAAAACGAAATCATCAACGCCGGTCGCCTCGTCAATCACTATGAGCATGTCCTCGGCGTGGTATCCCTGACCGCTCGAGTTGGTG